AGGATTAGTTAAGAAAGCTGCTGGTCTTGGAATAGGATTTTTAGGATTAGGGGGATTAGGACAAATAATATCTAATATTGTAAGCTTCAGTATTTTTAGTTCAATAGCAGATTTTTTCACAAAGAAAGTTGGACAGGTGGCTAAAGGGTTCAAGAGAGTTTTTCAAGCATTACTACCTGCAGCAACTCCAAAATTACCACCTGCAGGAGGTGTACCACCAGTTGGAGGTGCTAAACCAAGTGGTGGATTTTTAAGTGGAGCGAGAAGAACTATAAGGAAAGTTTTCCCTAAATTAAAACCATCAGGAACAGTTGGTGCAATGAGAAATCCAGCGAGAGTTGGTATTCGAGGTCTGATCAATAAAATACCTGGTAAAGGTGCTGTTGGTAAATTATTAACAATGTTAGGATTGAAAGGTGGGGCAAAAGTTTTAGCAAAGAAACTTTTAGGACCTTTAGGAACATTTGTAGTGAACCTTGCAAGAGGTGATGGTATTGGAAAGGCATTAGCATCCGCTGCTGGATACGCTGCTGCAGCTGCAGCGACTGCTAAACTTTTACTACCTATGTTAGGGTTGCCCATACCTGGTGCAAGAATATTATATGGAATACTTGTGCTTGCAGGTGGTATTGCTGGTGAGGAAGCGATAAGAAAATTATATGATGGTATATTAGGTATATTTGGTTTTGGTAAGAAGAAAGATAAAGATGTTAATAAGAAGAAAGATAAAGTAAAAGTAGATGGTAGTGGAACTGAATTTACAGATACAAACAGGACTTATACACAGGAAGAGATTGATTTAATTAATAGCAAGAATATTACTAATGCATCAGAGTTTGAAAGTATCACACCAGTAAAAAATAATAATTTAAATGCAGCACAGAGAATAAGTGAAATGGAGGACGCAGGTCCTGAAATTATTACTGTTCCTATGGGTGGTGGTGGAGGAGTCCAAGGTGGTGGAGCACCACAAGAGAAGGTTTCTAATTCAATACCACTTATAAATTTTGATAAGAATAATCCACATACATTATATGCAACCTCTGTTACGGGAGCTGGTATCTAATGTCAATAGCAGATCGTAGAAATTCACTAAGAAAATCATCTCTTGGTATTGATAGGATAAGAAAGTCAATAACTAGTTTAAGTCTAGGTTTAGAGGCAATTGGATCAAAGTCAAGAGATCTTTTAAAACAAACAAGAGATACTAACGAGTTTAAGAGAAAACTTATTAGACAAGACGGTGAGTTTTTTAAGAGAAGAAGAGAAAATGCTTTAAGGAAACAGAGGGAGGATGAATTAGAAGCATCAACGATTACAGGTGTAACAAAAAGACAGGGAAGTCTCGTTCAAAAAAGTACAAGAGGTTTTTTAGGAAGAATACTTGACTTCTTAGGTATTTTATTATTAGGGTGGGCACTAACCAACTTACCTAAAATTATAGCAGCATTTGAGAAACTATTTGGTTTGATTAAACGAGTTGTAGGAGTGTTATCTGGATTTGTGGAAGGAGTCAAAGATTTTTTAGTTGGAATTGGCACAGGTATATCAAATTTCTTAGATATTTTTAGAAGATTTAATTTCAGTGAAGATGATAAAAATATTCGTGATACCCTTGAACAAAGTACAAATAATCTTACATTATTAAATAAAGACTTTTTAGAATCAGTAAACCAATTCGCAAATGATCCTGATATAAATTCTGCAGGTGAAGTTGCAGAGCAAATAGGTGTTGTTGATGGTGATGGTGCTGGTGGAGTTCAAGGTGAAATTGTAACTAGAGGTGTAAGAGAGAAAGATATAAAAGAGCAAGTAGATAAAGCTCTTGAACAAAATATTGATGTTGAAGGTGAAACTGATGTTCCTAATATTGAACCAAGGGCAGAGGGTGGAGATGTTATGAAAGGGCAACCTTATCTAGTTGGTGAAGAAGGTCCTGAAATATTTCAACCTGATGAAGACGGAACAATCATTCCAAACGATCAATTATTAGCAGAAGGTGAAGAGGAAGAATTAGTTTTAACTAATGATGACGTTGGTGGTGCTGATAATGTAGAAGGTGTAAATGAGAACGATCCAATGTCAGTTACACCATCGAGACCATCTGGTGGTGTACCCCAGACTACAGCATCAACTCCTGACATGAGTATACCTGATGATGAAATGTCTGACACTGAAGAAGAAAGAAGTGTAGAACCAATTAGAACAAATAAATCATTGGTGATATCTCCAGTTAAAAAATCAGTTTACGAAATAAGAAGATCAAAGAGAAGAAGAAAACAAATTATAGTTCCCGTGGGTAATCAAAGTGGAGGTTCAACTGCACCCTCCATAAGTGGTGGGACTAAAACTAATACAGTTTTTATTGGTCAATCAAGTGAAAAAACTTTATTAGACTTACAAAGTTTAAACAATAAACACAACTAATGGCAGCAAAAGACAGAAGCGTTTACGATTTATTTACTATCAAGTCAAATGATGGCACAAAGACCATTGACTTGAGAGGTGCAATCGTGTCATTTAGTTACTTTGAAAATGTTTTTTCACCTATGATAACTGCACAAGTTTTGGTTACAACTACAGGTAATGTCATAGCTGATGATGATGGTGATTTAACATCAATTTATAACGGATTACCTCTTAGGGGTGGTGAAAAGGTTAGTATCAAAATACCATCAAATTCTGAAAATAACATTGATTTAGAATTTAGTGAAAAAAATAATACTGAATTATACGTAGCTTCAATAACTAATGTTATTATTGAAGCAGAGAAAGAAATATTCACTTTAAATTTGGTTTCAAGAGAAGCAATTACGAATGAAACATCAAGAGTTGGTAAAAAATTCTCATCAAAAATTTCATCAAGTGTAGAAGAAATAGTAAAAGAATATTTAAAATCTGAAAAGAAAGTTGATCTTGATGAAACGATGAATGATTATTCTTTTATTGGAAATTTAAAAAAACCTTATACTATTTTAACTTGGTTGGCAGCAAAGTCTGTACCTGGTAATGTATCAGGTGGGAGTGCAACAGCGGGTTACTTTTTCTTTGAAACTAAAGAAGGGTATCATTTTAGATCAGTTGACAGTTTAATAAGTTCAAATCCATATGATATTGAATACACATATTCTCCAAAAATAGTCAACAATACAGATCCTGATAGAGATTTTAAAATACTAAGTTATCAAACAACTTTTAATCAAAATTTGATTCAGAATTTAGAGAGAGGTGCTTATTGTTCTTATAGAATGTATTATAATCCATTATCTGGAAGATTTACGACTCCGCAGCAAGGATTGTTTAAAGTTTCAGATTATGCTGAAAAGATGGAAAATCTTGGTAAGGACTTTGAAATATTTTTACCACCAGTAGATAAAACAAATAAGTCTTTAGGTGATGTTCCAAGTAGATATATGACTGGTGTTTTAGACTTTGGAACTCTTGAAAAGAAAGGATCAAGAGCAAGAGCAAAGAATGCCGACCCAATGGAATATCAATCACAAGCAATGATGAGATATAATACTCTATTCACACAACAATTAGAAGCAACTATACCTTTAAATACAAACTTATGTTGTGGTAGTATTATTAAAATGAAATTTGCTAAGATTACTACTAATAAAAATAAAGTGATTGACGATGAACAAAGTGGTCTATATATGATAAAGGAATTAGTGCATTATTATGAGAGTCGAGGTTCTTTTACCAAACTCAAATTAGTAAGAGATACGATGGGGAAGAAAGATAAATGATTGAAAATAATTTACTACAAAGCAATTTTCTTGGAAGAGATGGTTTTAGATGGTGGATAGGTCAAATACCACCTTCTAAATCATGGTTGTTGCAATTTAGAAAAAGACCAAATGCGTGGGGAAATCGTGTTCGTGTTCGTATTATGGGGTATCATCCTCAAAATACAACTGAGTTAAAGGATGAAGATTTACCTTGGGCAACTGTAATATTACCAACAAATAATGGAACAGGTAAAGGAGGTTTCAAAAAACCTATACGTGTAAAACCAGGTGATATTGTTATTGGTTTCTTTCTAGATGGAGATAACGCTCAACAACCAGTTATATTTGGTTCAATCGCTAATTCAAGGTATGTTGTAAATTCTAAAACTGAGTCACCATTTACACCTTTCACTGGATATACCCCTGAAACAGAACCAGGTAATAAAACTATTGTAAAAAATGAAACTGGTGATGATAGTCAAGATACAGACTCACCTGTCGTAAGTTTAGATAAAGATAAAATTGATCAGTTAAAAGCAACTACAGGTAAAGAATATCGTTCTACTTCAACTGTGGTTGGAACTTGTGTAGCTCTTGCAGGAACTAACGCACAAACTGAGATGAAATCGGAGATACAAAATTCTATAGCAGAAAATAAATTTGCTACTGGCAAAGAAAAATTTAAAAATATTGCAAGAACTTCTAAAAAATTAAGTGGTATTGCAAATTCATTTACAGGTGATATTACAACAAGTAGTGCAAAAACTCTGGCTGGTGTATTAAACAGTGGATTAAAAAGAAAATATAGTGAAGTTTATGCTCTCACATTAGCTGCTACTCAAAATACTGCGATTGCAAAAAAAGCAGGAACTGCTGCTCAAACAGCGATGATAGGACCAGTTGCTAAGTTACAGAAAAATTTACCTTGTGTGATTGAAGCAGTGGGAAATACAATGCTACCTGATGTAACATCGTTACTTACATCACTATTAGATAATGTAACAAATTTCACCCCTTGTATTGCAGATCAATTTACGGGTGCAATTTTTAATAAAGTTGTAAATGGTATTGGAGACGTATTAGGACCAGATCTTGGTGGAGTGGGTAAAATTTTATATGGTTTTGATTTAATAAGCGATATAAGAGGTAAGGCAGAGGGATTACTTGGTATTCAAGAAGCGATAAAGTGTGTAGCACCTAGCACAGCTAATGTTAAATCTAGTATCTGGTGTCTAGGAAAAGGACCAATGAATATGCCTGGTGTAACAGGTGAAGCAATAATGAGTATCGCAAACGCTGCACAATCTTTACAAGAAGCAGCAGGTGCACCAGGTGGTATCGCAGCAGGTTTATTAGGACAATTTGATTTCTTAAATCCAAATGTTAGCACTGAAGGATTTAGTAGTGCTTTAGGTGAATGTTATACAGGACCTCCATTAAATTGTAAAGGTATGCAAGTTAAAATATTTGGATCTGATGGTGAAGGCTCTATTGCCGAACCGATTATTGGTGCTCTAGTTGGAGATGCTCTTGCACAACAAACTGGAAGTCTAATAGGTATTAAATTAACAAATCCTGGTCAAGGATACACAGTTCCACCATTAGTTGAAATTACTGATAATTGTAATCGTGGATATGGTGCAAATGCAAGAGCAATCATAGATTATGATCCTCAATCACCTACTTATCAACAAGTAACTGATATCTATGTTGTTACGCCTGGTGAAAATTATCCTGTCATAGAGGAAAACACAGGTGATAAAGAATATACTGTAGATCACGTTGCAGTCGTAGCACCAGGCGAAGGATACAAAGAAGATGACATTATAGAGGATAATGTTGGTAATACATACACAAAAATACTAGATGAAAATGGAAAAATACTAAACGTCATTCCTCCTAATCCTTCTTTAACAAATGTAATACCAGTTGAAGATTTACCTCAACTAACAATTCAATCGGACACAGGTTTTGGTGCAATAATCAAACCACAGATTGCTCCTAGACCATCATATCAAGGTGAAATTAAGCAGGTTATTGATTGTATCACACCTCGTGATGGTATTGTAGGATTTATAAATGGAGATCCATACTATGGACCTTTCCATATTCATCCAACTACAGGTGTTAAGATGGTGGGTGCTGCTCATACTACCACACCACATGCTATAATATATGATACTCCTGCTCAAAGTCGAACATCAGCAGTAGCATCAACGTCATCATCGACACCAATCACTACAGTTTCATCACCAGAGGTACAGACAAATGTTTCCGACACCACTACAACAAGTCAAACTACAACAAATACTACTCCTCAAACTGGAACAACTGATACATCAAGTCAACAAACGTCTGGACAGAGTTACACTCCTCCTAATAATAACAATTCTGGTGGTAGCGGGTCTTCGGGATCAGGTGGGAACTACTCAGGATACTAATAAATATTGATTATGGCAATAGATTTTCCAAATTCACCAAACACAGGAGACGTTCACTCTGAAGGAGGAGCGAGTTGGAGGTGGACTGGATATGCTTGGAGAAGAATACCAGATCCTGGTGCAAAAGGAGAACCAGGTGAGAAAGGTCAAAAGGGAGAAATAGGTTCTACAGGAAGTCAGGGTGATAAAGGTGCAAAAGGTGAACCATCGACTGTAAAGGGTCAAAAAGGTGAAGTCGGATCAAAAGGGGATAAAGGTGAATTAGGACAAAAAGGAGATGATGGTGTAGGAACAGGAACAGCGGATAAAATATTTGAAGGTAATACTGAAGCAGAAGTAGTTGATACAGGAACCGATGGTCATTTTAAAGTCACCACTGAGGGTACAGAGAGATTTCGCATAAACTCAACTGGAACTGTATCAATTCCAGGCACTGGTGTTTTAGATGTAGATGGACAAACAACCTTAGATCATGTAAACATTTCAGGAATGACCACGACTGGTCAAATTAAAGCAACAGGTAATATTCGAGCAGAAGCACAAATTCAAATATTTTCAAGTCGACCAACTATTGTTTTAGCTGATATTGATAGTGAAAATGATTTCAATGTTAGAAATGATAATGGTACATTTACTGTTCAAGATGCTGATGGTACTATAAACAGATTTGCAATCGCAAGTAATGGACAGGCAACTATTACAGGTGATTTAGATGTTACTAGACATTTAGATGTGGATGGTCACACAGACTTAGACAATGTTAGTATCGCTGGTGTGACAACTGCCTCTGATAATATAAAAATAATCGATGATAAAAAATTATTACTAGGAGATAGTGGTGATTTACAAATATCTCATACGAGCACTCTTGCAAATCAAAATGATTCTAATGGAGACTCCATTGTTGATGGTGATACTTCCTTTATTCAAGAAAATGGAACAGGTGGGTTAATTTTTAAAACAAATGGAGGACCTGGTGATGGTGCATATCAGTTCTTTGATGCAAATTGGAGACCTATACTAAAATTATTCAGTGGCAGTAGTGCTAGAGTTTCTTTATATCATGGTGGAAGTGAAAAATTAGGTACCACCACTGATGGTATAAAAATATATGGAGGACTTCAAGATAAAGATGGAGATCTTGGAAGTTCAGGACAAGTACTAACATCGACAGGAACAGAATTAAATTGGGTAAATTCAAGCAGTGTGGGTACAGATACTAATACAACTTATGATTTATCAGTAGCAACGGGAACGACAAAGATAAGATTGACAGGAAGTGATAGCACAGACGATGATGTTGAAATCGTTGGTAGTGGAAGTGTTACTGTAACAAGAAATAATGCAAATAAATTAACAATCTCTGGAACAGATACTGATACAAATACAACCTACTTGTTACAAGCACAACAGACAGATGGAAATAATGATAATCCAAATCTATTTTTAAATGCTTCCTCTGGTAATGACGACACGATAAAGTTAGTTGGTGGAACAAACGTAACAATCACTAGAAATAATGATGGGCAAATTACATTTGACTCTACAGATACAAACACTAATACGACATATACATTACCTGCCAGCGGTACAAATGGAACTAACTTTACAACCGATAGAGGTTCTGCTGTCATTACTCTTACGGGAAGTGACTCCTCTACTGATGCTGTAACGATTACTGCAGGTGATAACATCAAAATTACAAGCACAAGTGCTACTGGATTTACAATCAACGCTCCAGACGATGTTGATACAACTTACGATTTAACCACAGCTGCAAGTGGTAATAATGTTAACCTAAAATTAGATGCATCAGCAGGTGACGATGATACAATTTTAATAACTGCAGGTACAAACGTATCTTTTTCATCTGTTACCTCTACAGGATTTACTATTGACACAAGTGCTACATTAACAGGTACCGTTGATAATGCAAATAAAATAAAAATAAACACTGCAGCAGATAATGAATTTAAAAATATAACTTTTGTAGATAGGGATACATCTGATGGTGACTTTGAAGATCTTAGAATAGATGCCACAGATGATTATCTTGCATATAATCCAAGCACTAATAGATTTAAAGCACTTTATGTACAAACTCAAAGAATTTATACTTGGGGTGGTAGTGCAGGAACTTCAGGTCAAGTTCTCACTTCTGGTGGAGGAACTGGTAATTTTTCTTGGACTAATGCTGCCTCAGTTGGAACTAATACAACCTATGACTTAAGCGTACCTGCTGGAACAACAAATATTAGACTAGCGGGAAGTGATAGTACAAACGATAATGTGACAGTCACTGGCGGTTCTGGAATTACAGTGAACAGAGTAAGTGATACAGAACTAACTATCGCATCTAGTGGATCTGGTGTAAACATCAGTCAAAATGCACCTGGTAGTGCAACTGAAGGTGATTTGTGGTGGGATACTGATGACGGTGAATTACATGTTTATTATAATGATGGAAGTAGTGCACAATGGGTAGCTACCTCTGCTAATGGTATAAAAGGTGAAAAGGGTGAAGACATATCAAGCATACCATCTGGAACAAGAATGTTATTCCAACAAACATCAGCACCAACTGGTTGGACAAAAGTAACATCTGGAGTTGATAACCGTGCATTGAGACTTGTTAGTGGTACAGCAGGTACAGGTGGTAGTAACTCATTTACAGGAGTTTTAAACAGTACAGTTACGACATCTAATGGTAATGTTCAAGGTCACGCACTAACGACAGCACAGATGCCAGATCACTATCACTTTGCATTTAGATCAGGAAATCACGGTCAAAGACGTAATGGTTCAAATATGAGCTCTAACAACTATCCTGGTTCTGGTTCTGGTGCGTCGAACCTTTATGAAGGTTATAATATTTCTGCCTCTAGTAGCGTATCAAACGTAGGTAGAACTTCATCTAGAGGTAGTGGAAGCACTCACGACCACGGATTTACAAATCCTAACTTTAACTTGAATGTTGCTTATACTGATGTTATAATAGCAGCAAAGGACTAATTATGAAACTTGAACAGGGCAAATTTTGTCCACTTATAGGAAAAGATTGCATCGGATTACAATGTTCTTGGTTCACTCAGATAAGAGGAGCAAATCCTCAAACAGGTGAATCAGTTGACGAATGGGGTTGTGCTGTAACTTGGTTGCCAATTTTGTTAATTGAAAACTCACAGAAGCAGAGGGAAACTGGTGCTGCTGTTGAGACATTTAGAAATGAAACTTTGAATAGATTATCACAAACAATTACTATGAGAAAAATAGAGAACCCAATTGATAAATTAGAAGGGGTTTCTGATGTTTGACAACAAAATAAATCATCCAGTACTTTATTTAAATGAAGACTTTATTGGTGTGTGGGATAATGTTATTACAGATGATTTCTGTACTTATATAAAGAATTTGCTTGATGAATCAACTCAGATAATGCCAAGAAGCAATACAAGTGTTAAAGATTCTCAATTAGATATCGCAGCATTTAATCCCACAATTTCACATCATATAATGTGTGCGGTTAAACTTTGTTTAGAAGAATATTTTGAATGGTATCCATTTTTAAAGAATTTTGATTATCACAGTACAACTTGTTTGCTTCAAAAAACAAAACCAACTGAAGGATATCATGATTGGCATTCAGAATCAAATAATATCGTATGTGCGAGTAGAACTTTAGTTTGGTCTGTATATTTTAATGATGTGAAAGAAGGTGGAGAAACAGAATTTTTATATCAAAAACAAAAAATAAAATCAAAAGCAGGTAGGATTTTAATTTTTCCTGGTTCTTTTACTCATTTACATCGAGGTAATCCACCATACGAACCAAAGTACATTGCAACTGGTTGGATAGCTAGTAATAATATGGGAGATACAAATTATATAATATAGTATAAATATCTAGAAACGTGATATAAATGGATACTGATTATTCTTCAATAAAAGAAAATTTTGGAACTGATTATGTTGGTGCTCTTCGACATATGAGAGATATTTTATTGAAGGAAAGTGATTGGACACAGTTTACAGATTCACCTTTAACTGACTCAAAAAAAACTGAGTGGAAAACATATCGTCAAAGTTTAAGAGATTTACCTGCAACTGAAGCAGATCCAGAAAACGCAACTTTCCCTACCAAACCTTCATAATATGGCAGCTTTCAATTTTCCTGATAGTCCTTCAAACGGACAAACATATACAGCAAATAATGTTACTTACGTTTGGAATGGATCAGCTTGGAAAAAAAACCTTTCCGCACCTGATTTAACTATAACTAATGATTTAGACGTTGATGGACATACAAATCTTGATAATGTAAGCATCGCTGGTGTCACAACTTTCCAAAGTCCATTTGTAAGAATGGCACCTGGTGGAGGTGATAGTGGTGTACTAAAATTAGGTTCCTTTAATAATTATCAAATTATTGCACTATCTGATAAATTGCAATTTGCTGTAGCTTCTGGAAAGTCAATAGAATTAAATGATGGTAATAACGTATTTTTAAGAACATCAAATGCAGGTATAGACATAACTGGTAATCTGACGGTAAGTGCACAACCTTGTGTTCAATTATATACTATTAGTAATGTATCAAGTTTCGGAACCAGTACTGAAGCTACACCTCTTCAATTTTCAAATGTTCATATAAATCAGGGAGGGATGACCTTATCTAATAATAATAGTAGAGTGGAAGTTCCAGTTTCAGGAATATACTTGGTAAATGGTATGGCATCGGGTGGAAATTATTCCACTGCTGATGCTGGTGATGGTGTGCGATTACAAGTAATGAGAAACGGATCATCCTATCCAGATGTAAAAGCTTACGGTATGAATACATTAGGAAGTACAAATAACCAAGAATTTTTCTGGAGTTTTTCAATATTTCTTAATCTTACTGCAACTGATTATCTTGAATTAGAGTTTGAGAATATTAGCACAAACTTTGGTGGTTCTATTACAAGAGGTCAATTCGGTGTTCATCTCTTATCTTAAAATGTAAATAAATAGGTAAAAAGAAGTAAATATGGCAAATAGACCCGAAGACTTACAAAATTGGTCCTTATGGGATTTTGATGAGAAACCTAATTTCAAGTTCCAAACAGGTAATCCTACTTACGGGTTTGGAGGAGGTACCGTCTTTAGCCAACAGATGGAGCAAAACAACCAGACTGGTCATTTTGGAATGACTGAGGATGGTCAGATGAACCTCTTCAATGATGATACAATTTCAATATCAGGTGGTAATACAAAAGATGGTGGGACTTGTGTTAATATTGTAGGTAAAAATGGTGATGTGTCAATCACAGCGATGAAGGATGGTAATATACTAATTAAAGGTTCAAGCATAACGATTGATGCTGATCAAGATATCAATATACTATCATCAAAGAACGTAAGAATAAAAGGTAGTAGTAGTATATTTTTTGATACACCAAACTTAAATACAAATGCGATGACGGGAAACTTAGCACCAAGAAATGTTACTTTTGGTGGTTTAGTTTTTAGAGGAACAAAAGTGGGTCAAGGT